AAAACACGGCGCTTGCATTAGCATTTGAGGTGCCTGCAGCGCCCCGCCAGTACACGGTCTTTGGCGTGGTGAAGGTAATTCCCGTGGGGTTGTTACCCGAGTTCCCCAGGTTTGTACCGCTTAGCGGTGCGGCCGCGCCGGTGACATCAATGTACTGAAAGTCGGTGTTTCTGAGTGTCCCGGTAGTGGCCACCACAAGCGTGGGCTTAGTCGTACTCGCGAAGATCGAAAACCCACCGATGAGGGTTCGCTTGCGGACATCGGTCCCCGCATCCGAGCTAAACGTTCCAGAAACGGTGAGTGTGACGCCCGAATTAATATTGAGCGTTCCCCGATAAACGGTGGAAGCAGAAGAGTTCTTTACCGTGAAGCTATTGGTCACGGTCACATTGCTGGAGATACGCAACGTACCCGCACCACCGACCTCAGGCTCCAAATCGTAGACTTCTAGCCCATTAAACCCATAGACGGTGTTGGTAGCAATCGTCGTATTGGTGAACTTTGCCGTGCCGCAGTTCCACGTCGTATTGGTGGACGCGATATCGCAGACCGCATTTGCCTGGTTCAGGGTGATCACTGAGGTGCCAAGATTCACCGTCTTGGCATTGGTCCCGGTGACGTAAAAATCGCCTACCGTGAGGTTGTATCCATTGGTGGTGAAGCTACCACCCTCGATCCGGAGCTCACTTGCAGAACTATTGGCGCTTAAGGGCCCAGAAAGCGCATACGCACCATCGAGGATCGTGATGACCCCATTGATATTCTGACCGCTGGGACTTATCTGGTGGGATCCCGTACCGCGAAAGTTAAGCCGCGCTAAGGCAGACGAATTAAAGCTCGATGCCGGGAAGGTGAGATCCCCGTAGATATTAAGCGTCTGTGCGGCCGTACCCGATAGGGTGAGGACCGCATCTAACCCCCCAATCGTCAGACTTCTACAGGCAAGCGCAGTGCCAGAGAGTGTGACGGTAAAGGCACTTCCTGTATCCGAGCCGCTATCGATGTAAACATTATCGGTGAGCCCTGGCACCGAGGCACCGCCCGGTCCTCCCGAACTCTCAGACCAGTTAGCGGTATTAATCGCATCCCAGGTGCCCGTCCCCCCAACCCAGTACCGTGATGAAGGTGGGGGAGCAGAGAAAGCGGCGGAATCACTACCGACCTCCGTGGCCGCAAGACCCCCGGCAATCAGCACTGCCCCAACAAGGGCGGGCGAATCGTCACCCGCTTCGGCGGCCGATAACGCCCCGCTTACGGGAACGACACCCGAAAGGGCTGCGCTATCTGTCCCGCTCTCGGTTACGGAAAGATTCCCCGTAATGGCCCCTGGCGTGTATTCGACTGTGATATCGACCGCATCGACCTGGACGGTATGGGTCGTCAGAAACCAGATGTAGACCCCGAAGTCAGAATCATTAATGTCTGCACCGGTGAGCCCCGTGGTCCCCCAGAGGTCGTTGGACGCCCCAAGCGTTGCATCAGCCAGGGTTGCACCACTTGCGGTAAAGGTCTTAGAGGACCCTATGGCTGTGCCTGCAGCCCCGACAATCTGAACGTATACGGTCTCGTTACCGACGCCTGTCTCAGACTCCCGCACATGGAGGGTAATCCCATTGATCTGGGCACCCGCAGGTAGCGAGAAGCCAAAGTTACTGGCGCGCAGGTAAGCGGACCCCGAGGACCCCGAGGCGCACTCAGCAACCGTGGCGTCTTCGGCCGTAATGTTCCCGGGGTTACTCCATGCGGTAGCCGCGCTGCGCGCAACAGAAGACCCTGTGCCCGCAACCCGTGCGCCAGTCGATGCCATTCTTGGAGACTTTTAAGCGTGGGTGATCGTACCGCTTGCAATCGTGACAGTCTGGCCCGAACTGATACTGGTGGAGTCCAGAATAATGTCCGAGCCCGAGGTCCCCACCGTGAGCCCAGAGACAATCGTCACGTCATTGGAATCGGTAAGGATGGCGTTGTGCGCCGTGCCGGAGGCCGAAGCGGTGCCAGAGATATCTGGGTCAAAGTCAAAGGTGAGCACCGCATCGGTGACTGTGGCGCAAGGGTCAGTCAGGGTGATCGTGACCAAGGGGTTGTTGCTCGAGTCCCGGATGATGAGCTTGCCTGCAGCCGTGCCCCCGTCAATGAGGGTAACAACCGCCTGCATGCGTGCCGTCTTTGTTGCGGTGGGATAAGTCACAGCCATAGGTCATTGCTCCTTAGAGATCCGGTGAACTAGGTCACCTAAGCAGGCTGATTAGAGGTGTAGACCAAGGAGGGGAAGTTCACCTGGTTACCCGTATTAATCGTCTGCCCGCTTGTCTCCTCTGTGACCCAGAGGACTTTGCTCGTGGCCGTATCGACAAAGGCGATATGGGAGGCAGCACCCGTGGCGTTTGCGGCCGAGTCGCTCTTGCCAGCGGCCGTGGTGAGCGTGCGGCTATTGCCTGAGTCCCCAAGCGTGAAGTCTGTCGAGCTCATCGCGGCATCGGCCAAAATGTTCCCATTGACCGTGGCGTAGGAGTCTCCAAAGGTGTAGGTTGAGACCACGGCAATCTTGTTGCAATTGGTCTTGATGTAATTCAGGCCATTGTCTAAAACGTCCGGATGCGCATAAGTAGCCATCGCTTACTCCTGATAAGAGAAAAAGTTGAGATACAGATCGGCGTCGTCTCCGACCTTTTGGCGAAGGACTTCGCCTGCAACATCTGGGCGGAATCCGTGTTTTGCGTGATGCCCAATCCCGATACCTTCGCGACCAGGGAGCCCCTTGATGCCGATGACTTGGGAGCCCTCAAAAAGCTTTCGGCTGGGGTGCCTGCGCCAGAGCTCCAAATCGATGAACTTCGTGTGCGCTTTGCAGATCTCTTGCAAGGTTTTAATCGCCTGCCCAGAGACGGCAGTCGCACAGAGACTTGCGTGCGCGGCGTTATTGATCGATAGGTAGGACGATTGACGGACGTTGTAGTAAAAGGCGCGCTTCTCGCCGATGAGCTCTGCCGTATCGCGTAACGAGTCGATCGTGCGTAGCCAGTTCTCGCCATACCAGTCATCGTCCTCGATGATGGTCACCGTATCGGTGTCACTCACCAGGGCAAGACCCGCCAAAAGATTGCGCGCCTGGGTGTTCTGCCCCCTACTCCAAAAGGGTGTTGGCCGAACCACTGTGAGTGTCCAGTTGGGCCGCTCAAAGTCGATCGGCTGCGCACAGGCGCCATCATCGACAATGATCCAGCGAACGAGCCCATCAAAGGTCTGGCGCTGCATGTGGCGCTGGCAGAGTTGCCAGGCCAGTGGCCGATCGCCCGTGGCGGTAAGCAATGTCAGCATTTATTTTTTTCCATAAAGGGCTACTGCGCGCGAAAGCGGCATACGGGCAAAACAGGTCAGAGCCGTCTCTCGGGAGAGGTTGATCACCTCTGTGCCCTGCTCCTTGAGATCGGCTGCAAGCCTGGGGAAGGCCTCGTTCCAGAAGCGGTAGTTCTGGACCTTGGATAACCCCTGCCCGTGTTGACCAAACCAGTGCGCTTTGCCGTCTTGGCTAGGCTTACAGTCCAGGCCCAGGGCGAAGATCCTCGATGCGCCCCACTGCCAGGCAAGGTTGATCGCCTGATATCCGCCGTTGCCGCCTTGGTGAATGATTCCGTTACGTCCCAGGCCAGCCTTATTGGCGCTTCCTACACGGTTTAAGCCAAAGCGCTCGGCTGCTCCAAGGTCTTGCGTCCAGCACTCGCCTTTAAAGCCCGCTTTGACCGCTTGGTGGTGAACCTCCCACCAGGCTCGATCGCAGGCATAGAGGACATCGGCATGGGGGGCTCGCTGCCAGGAGTCGTTAACGACGATGACTTTCCAGCCGGTGCCTGCAGTAGCGTCGCAATCGGCCTGGGTGAGGCTTGGCCCGCTGGCAATGACGACCACGTCTCGGCCCCACCAACGCCCAGCGGCTCTGTCAGGGGTGGGTTTTGCAACCGGACTGGGATCGGAGGGTTTGGCTTTGCAACGCCCAGACCGATGAGCTCATCGGCCATCGCGCGCGAGACGCGCAGCCGACTCTTTCGCGTCACGCTACCCAAACGCCCACTGATGAAGTTCGCCGTGGCGATAATTTCGACCATCTCCATCTAGAGACTCTCCTTGTCTTGAGGTCGGTTCTTTTCCAATGAAAAACCCACCCCCATCGCTCACGGAGCAACGAAGGGCGGGTTAATTAAGAGACAGCGACTAGAAAGAGCCAGAGATAAAGGCAGCCGGTCGATAGATGGTGAGCGCCAGGCGCTCCTCACACAGCAGCGTTGCCATGTTTTTCTTAAAGTTATCCCCGTCCTCGTAGCTAATCTGCACGGCCGCATCCATCCGATCCCAGAGCTGAGCGCCCATGGTCATATTGGCCACAAGAAAAGTGCCCTGCGTGATCGAGTTGGTTGCCACCACGCGCTTGCCCCAGAGCGTGGGACCAGCCATCGTGACCGGAGACGCCCAGATGTACTGCCCATCAGAGGCCTTGGTGAGCTCAATAGACTCCCAATCCTCAGGATTTAAGACAATCGCATCAGCCGTGTACTCAGACAAGCTTGCCTGGGTGATGGCCCGGCGTAGGGCATCGATCGGGGTATCACCCACCACCGCCCGGTTGTAGGCCGTGAAGTTGCCTGCCTTCAGAATTCCACTGATGTTGCCCGAAGTCCCATCGCCATTAAGGAGCTGATCCTCCTCAACGAGCTTTAGCCCATACATCAGCCGCCCATTGACGTAGGACTGCAGCTGCGGGGCATCATCAAGCACCTGGCGGGAGACCGGAATCCAGTGGGCCAGGGTGACCACCGGAGCGTTTTCCATCGTGAAGGTGATGTTGGACTCGGGCTTAGTCACGTTCTCGTAATTAGGCGAGACGTACTGTGGGCCCGCCTGGTTCGTAAAGACGTTCTCCTTGGTGTACTGGATCAAGTTGCTCGTCGTGCGCCCCGAAGGCAGAAGATCCCGAATGGTGAGCACCCGATTGGGCTCATTAAGAATCCCGGGAAGGCGTGCATCGGGAACAAGGGGCTGGTTCTGGCCCGTTGCGTTAACGATTGCCTTGACTTCGACCCGGGCAAACTTCGCCCGGCCTGCGGCCATGGCTTCAAAAGCTTCGGACTTCACGAGGATCTCGCCCGCCGACTGCGCTGCAGCCGTCTGACTAACCTCACGATCGGAGAGCTTGCGCTCAAGGAGCAAGGCTTTGTCGGTGAACTCCGCCGCCTTTGCTGAGAGCCGCTCAATGGCGACCTTCGTCTCGGCTTCGGCACGTTTGGTTGCCTCGATCTCGCCGTTTGCCTTCTCCACCCAGGACTTAAGCTCCTTGGTGGTGCTGATGATATTGGCCTGCGTTTCGGCAAGCGCTTTGATTTCGGAGATTGCTTCACTCATTTGGGTAATTCCTTTGAAAGGGATTGGGAGTCCTTAAGCAGGCTAGAGATCAGGCTGCGAAGGTCATCAGGCAAGCTCACCGTCTCCCCGACGTCTCGTCGGTCAAAGATTCGTTTGGCCTGCCCTGCTGCGGCTTTGGCCAAAGACCTCGGAAGCCCTGCGTCACGCAAAAAGGCCTCAAGATCGCGAATGGTTTCTATGGTTTCTACTGCAGACTTCAAACTGGTGGGGTCCACCCGGGCATCCTCATCGGCAGGGAAGGTCACCACAGAGATCTCCACCAACTCGGAGATGTTCTTAATAAGGCGGATGTCCTGGCCCTTCTCCTGCACCGTTTCCGTATCGCTTTTGAGCAGCCGAAACCCGATCGACAGGCCATCAACCGTGCCGTGCTCCATCGAGGCACGCACACTGGCGGCAGCCGGATTACCGGGAGTAAGCTCCCCGTGGACCTTTAGGCCCACGCCGTCCTGAGAGAGCACGGTCCACTTACCGATCGGAAGCTCCCAGGCCTTGTGGTTGATAAACATCTTGGGCATACGGGCGGCACCGGCGGCAATCGACTTCACCACCGAGTCATAGGCACCCGGCAGGATCCGATCGCCATAGGTATCCAGACCATTGAAGGTCGAGGCATAGCCAGAGAAGTCTGAGCTTGTACCTGCGGTGGCAAACTTAATGCCGCAGTCCGAGTAGTCAAGGGTCTTGCGTGTCAGCATGCTGAGCCTTTGAGGTGAGATCCTTGCCAAGCAAGTCAATCGGGGAGAGGTTGATCTGGGCGGTTAAGACATCGGCACCAGCCACCGGGGGAAGGTTTTCGAGTTGCCGCCACTCGTTGCGCGTCATAAGCCCGTTTTGCACTGCCTTGGCCCCTGCTTCTAGCCGCTCAGAGAGCGATCCGCGCAAAATCGCATCCAGGGAGAACTCAGCTGAGTAGAGCTCGCGCTGCCTGGGGGTAAAGACCCGCCGCTCGATTGCCTGCTCTAGGAGCTCCAACATCGGGCGCAGCCGGAACTTATAAAAACCCTCAATCAGCTGGCTGATACCTGTGCCCCAGGTCGTGGTCTTTGCCGTGTCGTTGATTAAGACTGAGGAGATGCCAAACCACCGGGCGATGTCTTCCACAGAGAAGCGCCGGGTGTCTAAAAGCTGGAGATCTGCCGGGCTCATCGACAGTGGCTCGAACTTGGCCCCCGCCTCGAGCACCAAGAGATCGTCCTGCCCGCCTTCGATCAATCCGCGGTAGTTCTGCCGAATCTTATCGCGCTGATCAGTGGTCAGAAGCTTGTCGATCATAAAGACGCCTGGCCGCTTACCCGAGTTACTAAAGGTGCTCTGGGTGTGGTTCTGGGCCTCAATGGCCACCCCCACCG